GTGCAGAAAATAAGACTGAAGCAAAGAGAATTGCATCTGATTTTGAACATTGCAAACATTATGAAGAGGTTGAGTATGTAGGAGGAGATGAATATAAGGTGGGTAAAATGTTAGAAACAACTGATGAAAAGTGGTTAACATAATGAATACTGAATTAGCAGAAAGTGTAGAAATCTTAAGTCAGCACTACATTGAAAGATTTAAACAGTTAAGAGATAACGAGCAACATGAAGATGCTGACTCAATAGCACAAGAATACATCTGTGGTGATGATGATGTTGCAAATGAAAACTACCAATGGTATTTTGTTAACTATCAATTTAAGAAAAAACAATGAGTTACTTATCAGAACAGTATAAGGAACTGCATCCAAAACCAAAATCAAGGTATGAGCAGTTTCAAGAGTGGTTAAGTGAATGTCCGACTCAGATCCTTGATTATCAGGATAATGTTGACAATTGCATTGTTAAACTTGATCTACCATTTGATGAGGATTAATGGAACCATTAGACTCTGAGGTGTATGAAGAGTTAAAAGAAGCATCACCCACTATCAAGTATTATTTCCTTTATAATGAGAGAACCAACGATGACAGCAGAAACGAAACTGATCTGTGCATTAACAGAACAAGAGATTAGCACAATATTATTTGTGTTACAGGTTCATGCACATAGACATCAAACTACTGATGAGATAGAGAGAGTCTTTGAAGAGTTGGAAGGTGCTGTTGATGCACATTATGAAACAATGGAGACTTTCATACCAACTTTCCATGATTAAGATTGATTCATTAAGTAGAGCAATCGGATCGGTATTGATTGTTGTATCCTACTTTATTGTATTACACGTTAGTACTACAGTAGGAGCAGCAATGTATTTGGTGAGTAACTTCTTAAGTATTCCATACTTTATAAGAACTAAGGGGTGGGATGTAGTGATTATGTTATCATTTTTAATTGTAATTGGAACTGGTAAATTGACACAAGCGTTTACATAATATAAGAAAAGTGTTATAATTAGTTGTAGCATCACCTACGCCACTATGGAAAAGTCAGTTCTATTAAATGAATCTGAGTATGATTTAATCTTTAATCTACTACAGGATCACTTAGAAGATATAATGCAAGATCAATTCTTTCACATTCATAACCACGATGAATCAGAGAAAGCAACTCAACTCACACTTGATACCTTAAGAGCAATGAAGAATTATAATAATGATTATACTGCTGATGAGGTGTTTGGTGATGGTAGTATTGGATTGACTGTATGATGGATGATGAGATATTAGAATTTACTGAAATGCTGAAGGTGTTCGCTGAACGTGCCTCAGTTGAAGAATTGAATTATATTAGAAGAGAATCCACTCGTCAATATAATAAATCCTATGCTGCATATAAAGCAAAGGAGTTAGGAGTTGATCTTGATTATTATATGAGTGAATTTCACCTATGAGTTTAATAATCAAATTAAAGAACCATAAAACAGAGACTTATCAACAGTTCAAAGAAATGATAAGGACTCCTATGTTTGTATGGGGGCATGAGGGTTTAAGCACTCAAGGTAAGAATCCATCATATTTTTCACATCCATTTATCATACGCCCTGATGGTGTAGGATATTCACGTCCAGTATGTAATCATACTGATTTTGCAAAGAATGTAGTCTCTGAAATCTTAGGTATGAACGGTTATGAATTAAATACTATCCATAGGATGAATTTAAATATGACCTATGCTCAAGATGGTAATCAACGAACACCGATACACGTTGATCATGAGTTCCCACATAAGAACCTACTGATCTATTTTGATAGTCATAATGAGGGTGAGGGTGGACAAGTGATAGTAGAAGATGAGGAATATTATCCTCAAGAGGATGATGCCATTATATTTGATGGATTACCTCATAGTGTTATTCTACCACATAAAGGATTCAGGACGGCATTAGTAACGACATTCACTGCTGGTTATTCCAGAGTAGATGCTGCTAATATACCTACTACTGTAATCGACAAGAGTATCTTATGAGAATGAATCGTCAAACTGAATTAAACTTCGCATTTGAGCATATTGCTCACTTAGAGGATTTGTTTCAAGATAATGCTGATGGTGCATTGTTAAGTGCATCACTTAGGGATATAAAGTTTATACTTGAACGCCAACAGAAAGCATTGTCAGAGAAGAGAAATCGTGGTATTATAGATAAATGAAATATCTTTATATTGTTGACTATTGGATTCCATTTCCTCAATCTGAGTATGGTGGAGTAGTTAATGTAATTGCCGAGGATGATTCTGAAGCATTTGAACTACTATCATCTGAAGATGGATTTTATGATGGATACACTGATAGGATTATGCCTAATGTAATGAAGGCACAAAAACTCAAACTAGCAGATAATTACGAGTCTGCAATCATAGACGCATTTACAACTTAGAACTATGGCACGAAAGAAGAAGGAGCAACTTTATCAAGTTGAGAAACGATTGAATGACCAATCTGGATCTGATTGGTGTCGGCAAAAGGGTAGACTCACTAAAGAGCAAGCAGAAGCGTTCATTATTGAAAAATGTACAATCAGTAGCATATCAGAAGATACATTTAGAATTAGTAAGGACAATGGATAAACTCTATAGGATTGAAGAACTTGGAACAGTAGGTTGGACACTCTTAGATGAGAGATCAGTTAAACTTACAAAGGAACAAGCAAAGGCACGATTGGAATCAGCATTGGCAGAAGGATTAAACCCCAACCGACTCAGAGCGATTCCAGAAAGAAATGTATGAACCACAAGTTGATGATTATGTTAAGTGGACTACCTCTTTGGGGCAGGTTCATGAAGGATGGGTTTACTTTAAAGGAGAACCAGTTGATAATGAAAAACGTGTTAAAGAGGGATGGAAACCTCTTAGTCAGTATATTACCATAGAGACGGGTATTAGACCGAAAGTCGATTGTGTTTACACCTCTGGCAAACCTATGAGGCACAAGATGATTCATATCTTATTATTGTGTTATAAGGAGAACTGGGAGGAATTAGAATATATTAGAAATAGGAGAGACGAGCTAACGAGGGACGCAACGCCCGAAATTACAAGCACTTATAAATCACAGGAACACCGATACATTGACCCGTAGAAAGATGAGAGAATTTCTGAGAGTATGGAAGTATGCACTTGGAAGTTTTAACGATAAGAAAACGCACAAATACGATAATGCTATTTGTATTATAAGGACGATTGTGATGCTACAGTTAGTAGTGACCAATTGTTTTATAGTAAGTGGAGTGATACGCCATTGGGACAAGTCTCCAAGTGTAAATATAAGTAATCAAGTATAACTGAGAGTAATGGCACAAACATTTGACCAGCATATAAGTCAGGCAGGTATATTAACTACTGGCAGTGCTACAACACCTTTACCCTTTAGTGATGCTACAAGTACAAGTGCAGGTATTACTACGACTTGGAGTGTGAATGGCATAAGAAGTTTAAAGAGTAATGGGTTGGTAGATAGTGTATCATACAGTGTGGTATGTACTGCTCAGGTAGGCATAGGATCTAATAAAACTTTGAATAGAAAGTCATACAATCACTCTATGGAATTGGAAGGGAGTTCACCTACAATAGCACTCGCAGATTTAACTGAGAATGATGTACTGGGATGGGTAAGAACAGGGTTAGGAAGTACAGAAATACAGAGGATTGAGGAGAGTATTTTACCACCAAAAACACAGTATGATTATGATGGTAATAGAGAGATAAGAGTAGGTGCAAGTCTTCCTTGGTCATAGAGGGGGATTCTATTGAAAAACGTAGCGGTTGATACAGAATAACATTAAAAAAAGGTTTTAAATACCTTTATAAATATAAAACTGTTTTTTATAAGGATAGTATCCTTGAGTATCTTTTGTAGGGTTTAAGGGTTGAATTATTCGTGTTTTTATGGTATAATTATAGTATAAATCACTGATAAATGCTCTCTGCTTATGCAAGTTTAGCGAGCGTACCATGAGGATCGAAGTTTGTCAACCCACGGGGCGAAATTTTTCTAGTCTAGGTATGCAAAAAGACACAAAATCTAGTCGAGTTTTATAAATATCAACTAGGTCATTCGTATTAGAATCTCGACTAGATATGCACGACACAAACACTTGCAAATCTCGACGAGATGTGCTATACTTATTATACAATCAAATCAAATCTCGACGAGATACTCATGCAACAAGAACTAGATTATGCACTAGATTCAGATCTCGACGAGACCTCATCATCATATAGTGACACGCTATATGATCTCGACGAGATGTATGCACGTCATGATACCTCATATGAGGCACTAGCATACAGGCATTACGCCTAGATGTGACACTAGATGCATGTGCACACTAGATGCACACACATACATAACCTGATGTAACACATGTTACATTATAGCACATATGTTCGCATATATGCAAGCAGGCTTGTGCCACCCGATGCATAGGCACAAGGGGCACATAAGAGATTATTCATTCTAACACGGAATGAGTTGCGGATCAGTTTCTTATGTGCCAGTGTGGGGGGTGGACTATCGGATCGCAGCTGGAATTTTTATTAATATTTTATCGCAGGGGGAGTGGCGAAGATTTTAGAGTTCGTACCCTCGAACTTTTCGTTTGATTTCCTTTATTATAATTCAAGCTGACTTGAAATGGAGATTGAGTGTGCCAGAAATATAATTGGCACACAAAATAATATATCGTTCCAATCTGGTGTAGGATACTTGTATCAATCAGGTTTTTATGCTTTCATCCTCTTTCACTTTTCACGAACAGTATGGCGGTGATCCAATTCACCTTGAGGCAGCATATGATCCAAATTTTGATTACATCTCAGTGAGAGAAATTTCTGAAGATGGCAAACCCTTAGATGAGTTTGTGGATTATGATCCAGTTCACGGTGGCAGTGATGATGAAATCACGGCACTGTGCGATGATATGCTCAAGCACCTTCGCAAACAATTCGCTTATGAGCGATGGTGTGCCAATAATTAAATCGGCACACATTTCCCCCATTCTCACCGATGGGGGTTTATTATATTAATATGATCAAAACAAACCAAATGAATCTCTCCAAAGAAGATTTAAGAGTTATCAACGAAGTTTTCTGCATTGCCTACTCGTTCGATCTCCCTGAGAAATGGGATGCAGATTTTGAAGATGATCCTGAAATGAATGAGAATTTCACATCTGAGCGTTTCTCTCAGGTATGGGATCGAATAAGTGCCAGTATCTAAACTGGCACACACAACCCCCATTTTTACCGATGGGGGTTTATTGTACTCATATGGCAAACCAAATTCCTTCATCCAAAATGATTCATTCTGAAACTATGGGGCATTCGTTCTGGTTAGATGCCTCAAGCAGAAAACTGATGAGTGCCCCAACCTTTGTAGAGGGTAACACTCCTGATTTTGATAACGCTTTATTCGTTGAAGATTGGGAGGGTGATCCCTTAGAGGTTGAGCAGGTAAATGAATTAGTAAACATTTACTACCGCCTCGTGCATCGCCTTTGAGCGATGCGGCCTGATTTTTTAAACCTTGTGCCGATCTACAAACTGGCACAGGGTTTTTCTATTCGTGCTGATAATCCTCTATTATTAAAGAGTAGTAAAGGAACCAATTATGAGCACCCTACATCACGAATCGTTAATGGAACAATGCCACGATGAAGCGTGGGAGGCATTCCGTAAGCATAACAAATTAACTGAAGATCAGTTAAATGAGTTATGTTGGAGGCAGGAATCAGGATCATTGTTAGCAATAGAAAAGCAAGCACAAAGATTGTTTGATGAGAAGTGCCAATAGTATAAGTGGCACACACAACCCCTATTCGTGAGAGTAGGGGTTTATTATTAAAGAGTAAACAAAAGGGAGCACCCATGCTTTTTGAAATCATTTCTGACAATGTGGATTTTATGTTCACTGATGTTGAAGAGATTGGCAGCAGCGACATTTCAATTTGCGTTAATCGAATCATAAAAGAGTACGCCCCTTTTACTGAAGATTACGCAAGCACTCCCACAAGGCAGGTCATCCGCAGGATAGTTCGCAACTGCATTGCAACTTTAGATGATTTGCATGAGTGCCAAGTTAGGGAGTATGCCACTCTATAAACTGGCACACATTTCCCCCATTCGTAAGAGTGGGGGTTTATTATATAAAAGTAATCAAAAGGAGCACTCATGCAACTTCGCCCAATCGCTTCCAACATGACACAGTTGGATCTTTCAGACGGTACATCAGTTTTGTTTTCTTACCAAACTCCTGTCGCTTGCCTCTCTGATAACGGGTATTACAGAACATCTAAGAAATGGTCAGTGACCACATCACGTCACATTAACAAATGGTTAGACGGTGTGCTCGCAAAGGATCAACCCCAATCTTATTTTGATAACCTGGTTGCAGGTTAAGTATTACAACAAAACCCCTTCAGGGGTTTTTTCTTTGCTATTATTAATTTGTTGGACATTTAACAATGACTACTGACCCCAATTTGCTAGACTTTAATTTCAGTGAGGAGGATGCAATCGCAGCACTCATGGAAGATGCGATTTCAGAGACCCTTACTGATGAGCAAAAATTCAACCTTGACTCCTACCTAAAATCTGACATTGACTATTAAAATGCAACCTCTCACCCCTCAAACCTACGACATCCTTCGCAAGGATTATGAGAACCAAAGGAAAAGTCTAAGGGACACCGATGCGACTGCGTATTGGTACAACGCCCAACCCGTGAGACGATCTTCAGTATTAAACGACTTCTAACTGTTTCAGTTTGTTAAGTTTATTTCACAAACCCCTATAAGGGGTTTTTTATTGGTATTATATGGGAGTACGCAACCAAAGCGAATTTATGCCATCTGTTTCAACTCCTACTCCAACCGTTAAGGCAACCGCCCCAAAGAAAAGAGTAAGAAAAGCAACAGCACCGAAGGTAAAGAAATCAGTTGCTAAAATCACTAAGGTGAAATCAACTGAACTCAAACGCCCTTCAACCTCACGCCTCATAACCTTTGAGCGTTACTCCAAAGATATTTCAACCCGTTGGGCAATCCACCAGTTTGAAATTCAGGAGTTAATAAAGGATTTCACCAAAGCATTTAATTTTGTGAAACCTTATCACACTGAACTTGTGAAACTCATTCAGAAATAATCCAAGGGGGCAACCGCCCCCTTTTTTTTGTCTCACATTATGGGGGCAGCTGTAATGGGTTTTGTGCCAGTTTGCAGAGTGTCTACATTTGATTGAAAGTGTGGTGCGTGAGGGTGTATTATATTCATATAAGCAAAACGGGGGAGTTGGGAACGCCCCTTGGTTCGCCACCAAAGAAAAGAACTAATTCCCCACGTGTTTTTTACCCCCTTCATTAAATGCCTATCACCTTGACTTGCAATTACAAAGATGTTTACGACTCAATCGTAACTGATCAAATTGACGAATGGGTTGAAGATGGCACATACGAACTCCGTGACGTATTGGAGTATTTGGATACCTACGGTCAGGAGAATTTCTCATACTATGAGGAGTATCAGGCAGAGTTAGATGAAATGTTCGGTGATGATAAAAGGGAAGCACTTGACGAATATTTGGACGACGTTGGTGGTCCAGAACACGTTCAGGATGCTGCCGACTGTTACTGCGGTCAATGGGACGACCCTGCTGATTTCGCAAAGGAAGAGGCAGAGAATTTATTTGATACTGGTGACGTTCCTTCGTGGATTGAGATTGATTGGAATGCCACGTGGGAAAATCTCTCTTGGGATTATATGATCACAGACTCAGGTCACATCTTCCGTAACATATAATGGTAACAGACTATTACACAGCACCCCTTCTAGGGTGTCTGTGCTTTATAATATTAACATACACACAACAGAGGCATTATGGGAAAAACTGAAAGACTCATTAACAGAATCAAAGAGGTAGGCAACTTTGAAAATGTTGCTTATGTCTGTGAAGATTTTGAGACCTTCGTAATAGAAGTTGCAGAGTGGGGAGTAGACCACATAGCACAGGTTGATTTTGATGATCCAGAATTAAACATCCCCATGTTAGATGCGTTCTTCGCCTCTTTCGGATGCACCCCATCAAACCCACATCCAGCAGGGAGGTATGCGTAATGACAAAGGCAATCGGTAGAGTTCGTGCCACTGATACGAACATTAAGGGCAGCACTCTAAGGTCATCATCAGGCAGGGGGTCAACATTTACACCTGCTGCTGGTTTAGGGAAAGCAATGGTCGACGACTTGGACGGTGTGCTGGCACGGGCAAAACTACAATATGCCAAAGATCGCAGGGCAGCAGCACGGGACAGGGTAGGTGCAGAATACAGTCATCTGGCATGTCGCTTCTGACCTCATAGTCATTCGTTCGTGTATTGGCAGTTCCCCCCTTCGGGGGGGTTGCCCGTTTAAAAACCGCTAACTACCCTAACCTACAAAGTGTTACGAAAGCGAGAACAATGTTCCATAAGAAGTCAAATTTTTTTTCCCCAGTGTAAAAACGCCCACAGGATTACTTGCAAAATATTGATAAGTGATATATAATTCAAAAATGAGAAACATCACAATGCGAAAAAATTTCCAAGATGAAAGAACCACCGTAGAAGTTGATACAGTATCAGGAGAGTATATAATAAGAATACCTGAATGTATAGTAAATGATCAAGGATGGTTTGAAGATACTGTATTAGGGTTTAAGGTTGATGGAGCTGAGATTATTTTGCAAGAATCAAATGACTAAAACTTATCACATATACTTAAATGAGAGATGCCTGTTTAAGAATCTGAGTCAACAGGAGTTTAATGTTATATGGGGAAGGTTATATCATTCATACTGGGATGGTTTAGAATATAGTGAGGTAAATATTGATGAACAACAATTAGCAGATGCCTCTTATTAAATGAAACATGCAAAGATTATTGATAATGCCCTTGATAAGGGTTATTTTGAATACTTAAATAAAAAGATTTTACATAGTGGTCCTGAATTTCAATGGATGTTTAATGAGAAAGTAGCAACACACGATGATGATCCTGATGATGAACAGTTTTATTTTGTAAGTAGTTTCTATAATAACAATAATATAGAGAATAAATTTTATTATGAATTAAAACCCCTCTTAGATTTCTTAGAAGTAAAAGCAATAATAAGAGCAAGAGCAATAATGTATTGTAATCAAGGTAAACAGATTATACACGGTAGTCATATTGATTTCGGTTATGATCATAACGCTGCTTTGTTGTATATGAATACCTGTAATGGTTTTACATTAATGTGTGATGATGATTGGGATAGAAATAATGGTGATGTTAATGGAAGATATGAGCAAGGTAATAAGATAATGAGTGTAGAAAACCGTATAGCAATACACAATGGTGCTACTCCACATTGTAGTAGTACTTGTACTGATGACCGTAAAAGAATAGTACTAGCAATTAATTATTTTTAAGTTGACTTTTCCTATATAATCGCATATAATAACTATGTAATTACATAACATTATGGGAAAAGGATTTACAGTTAAAGCGAAATCTCCCGTTGTCAAAAAAGAACCTGAGTGGGATTTTGATAAAGCAAAGGAGATGATAAAGGGGAAGACAGTCGTATTCTGTTTACCTGGTAGAGGAGTATCATATGCATTTTTAAAGAGTTTTGTACAGCTATGCTTCGATCTGGTACAAAGTGGAGCAAGTATCCAAATCTCTCAGGATTACTCATCGATGGTCAACTTTGCACGTTGTAAGTGCTTAGGTGCTAATGTTCTCAGAGGTCCTGATCAGAAACCTTGGGATGGACAGTTAAAGTATGATTATCAATTATGGATCGATAGCGATATTGTATTCAACACTGAGAAGTTCTGGCAGATCGTTCTTATGGATCAGGATATTGCTTCTGGTTGGTACTGTACAGAAGATGGTAAGACTACATCAGTTGCTCATTGGATGGAAGAAGACGACTTTCGCTCGAATGGTGGCGTAATGAACCACGAAACCCTCGAAAGCATCTCGAAAAGAAAGAAACCATTTACTGTAGATTATACTGGTTTTGGATGGACTCTTATTAAGCATGGTGTATTTGAACACGAAGGTCTTCCATACCCTTGGTTCGCTCCAAAGATGCAGGTCTTTGAATCTGGTGAAGTACAGGATATGTGTGGTGAGGATGTTTCATTCTGCCTAGATGCAAAAGAAGCAGGTTTTGAAATCTGGTGCGATCCTCGTGTTCGTGTTGGTCATGAAAAGCAAAGAGTTATATAACGTCTATGAGGGTGATAAACTTCTTTTTGAAGATCTCACCCAAGATGAATACTTTGATGCGATGGAAGACCTCGCTCAAGAATTTTATAAAACTGGTGTAAATAACCCAAACAATTTAAGAACTGAAATTAAGCAAATTTAATTATGGCAAAGTTTAAACAAAGTCTAACTGGAACTACGTTTGTAGAAACATCCCCCAAAAAGACTCGTCAAGGCAACGGTAAACATACAAAATATTCCGCTTCGTCTCGAAATAGAGCACCTAAACGGTACAGAGGGCAAGGAAATTAAGCAAAAAGGACTCGGATTTAGTTATCTGAGTCTTTTTTTTGTCTAACCTCTATAAATAAATGGAGATAATACTAAATATAGGATGGCAATCAAGCGTACATCACAGTCGTTTAAGGATATAAGTTTCTCTTTTACTCCTCATCCAGTAACAAAGGATCTTCCTATTCTGAATAATGAACGTGCTATTGTACGGTCAGTAAGAAATTTAGTTGAAACCATCCCAACCGAAAGATTTTTTAATTCTAATCTTGGAACTGATATTAGGGGCAGTTTATTTGAAAACTTTTATCCTGGAATGATGCGAGTTATTGAGGATCAAATTAGAGAAACTGTTTATGAATATGAACCAAGAGTTGATAACTTAAACGTACAAATGGATGAATATATGGATGCGAATGGATATAATGTTACTGTATTCTTTGATATTGTTGGTACATCCATCCCAACACAGTCATTTAATTTCCTTTTAGAACCAACCAGATAATAATATGCCTTTTACACAGTTTACAAGTTTAGATTTTGAAGAAATTAAAGCCCAAATAAGGGATTATCTTCGAGCAAACAGTAATTTTACTGATTTTGACTTTGAAGGTTCTAATTTCTCAATTTTAATTGATACTTTAGCGTATAATACCTATATTAATGCTTTTAATGCTAACTTAGTTGCGAATGAATCCTTCTTAGATTCGGCAACTATAAGAGAAAATGTAGTTTCATTAGCAAGAAATATTGGTTATGTACCCCGTTCAAAATCTGCTGCAAAGGCATCCATTTATTTTAGTGCAGAAACTACCTCAACTAACCCTTTACTATACTTAAAACCTGGTTTAGTATGTGTTGGGCAAGCAGATGGCACTACATATAGATTTTCAACCACTGAAGAGAACTATGCATCGATAAAAGGTGGTGTTGCTGAGTTTGGAACAGCAGAAAATCCAGTTACAGTTTTCCAAGGAACATTTTTACAATCTACTTTTGTATCAAATAATAGCAGTGATCAACGTTTTATCTTAGATAATCCTAATATTGATACCTCTACCATCACTGTACATGTATCTAATGCTAGTGGTGTGCTTGGAAATCAGTATAGTATGATTGATAATATACTAAAAATTGATAAAAAGTCTAAAGTTTTCTTTGTACAAGAAATTCAAGATGAAAAGTATGAAATATTGTTTGGTGATGGGTATTTTGGTAAAAAATTAGATAATAATGATATTATTACAGTAAGATATATTGTTACAGATGGTGAAAATGGCAATGGTGCATCTAAATTTAGTTTCCAAGGCGTTTTTACTGATAAACCCACTACAGATGTTAATGCATCTACTATCATACCTAGTGCTGGAATCACTGTAAATACAGTTCAGAACGCTATAAACGGTGCTGGAGCAGAGAGTTTAAACTCTATTAAGTATTTTGCACCTAGATTATATTCTTCGCAACACAGGGCAGTTACGGGCAATGATTATGAGGCAATAATACAATCAATTTACCCTAAAACTGAGACTGTTTCTGTTGTTGGTGGGGAAGAATTAGATCCTCCTCAATTTGGTAAGGTACAAATTAGTATAAAACCAAAAAACGGTACATACGTATCTGATTTTGATAAACAGCAGATAAAAAGTAAGTTAAAAAGTTATGCAATTGCTGGAATTAACTCTGAAATTGTAGATTTAAAACTATTATATGTTGAAATTGATTCAACAATCTATTATGACACCTCTAAAATTGCAAATTCCAATAAATTAAAGTCAGATGTATCAAGTTCTCTCACAACTTACTCAAAAAGTGTAGATATTAATAAATTTGGTGGAAGATTTAAGTATAGTAAGATATTGCAGTTAATTGATAGAGTTGATAATGCAATTACTTCTAATATTACTACAGTTAAGATTAGAAGAGACTTAAAAGTACTAAAAAATCAATTTGCACAGTATGAATTGTGTTTTGGTAATAAATTTCACATAAATCCAGAAGGATTTAATATAAAAAGTACTGGATTTAGTGTAAATGGTGCAACTAATATTGTTTATTTGACTGATGTGCCAAATAAAGATGCTAATGGTAAGTTAGATGGTAGTGGAATGGGTATATTGAGTGCAATTACCCGAAATCAGAAGGATGAATTAAGAGTTGTTGTTAAATCTGTAGGAACAGTTAACTATAATAAGGGTGAAATAATACTCAATACAATAAACATTACATCAACTACTGCTGCAAATGATTTAGTTGAAATACAAGCATTTCCAGATTCTAACGATGTGGTTGGATTGAAGGACTTATATCTACATTTTGACGTTTCAAATAGTAAGATAAATATGATTAAGGATGTAATTGCTTCTGGTGAAGATGTTTCAGGAGTTGTATTTACAAGAGATTATTACACATCAAGTTACTCTAATGGAGATCTAGAGAGAAAATAAATGAGCATAGGCATTGATAAGAGAATACAAGTCAATAAAGTAATTGAAAGTCAGTTACCTGAATTTTTAAGGTCGGATTTTCCACTTGCTACTGAATTTTTTAAACAATATTATCTCTCACAAGAATTTCAAGGTGGTGTAACCGATTTAATTGATAATTTTGATCAATATTTAAAGGTTGATAACCTAGTTCCTGAAGTTGTTTATGGAACTACTACCTTATCTTCTGCAGTTTCTACTTCAGATACAACAATTACAGTTGAATCAACTAAGGGATTTCCTGATCAATACGGTCTTTTAAAGATTAATGGTGAAATTATTACCTATACATCTAAAACTGACACTACTTTTATTGGTTGTATTCGTGGATTTAGTGGTATAAGTGGTTATAATGTAGGAATAGCAACACATTTAGATTCAGTTAATAGAGAAAATTTAACTTTTGAGAATACAGAGGCAGAATCTCATCTTACAAGTGCGACTGTCATAAATTTAAGTGTATTATTCATACAAGAATTTTATAAAAAATTAAAGAAAACTTTTTTACCTGGTTTAGAAAATAACGATTTTGCTAAAGATCTTGATGTTGGTAATTTTATTAAGAATGCAAGGTCATTTTATCAATCAAAAGGTATTGAAGAGTCTATTAGAATCTTATTAAGAGTTTTATATGGTGAAGATTCTATAGTATTAGATTTAGAAGAACGCTTAATTAAACCATCAAGTGCAGAATTTATAAGAAGAGAAGTTGTTATTGCTGATAGAATCAGTGGTGATCCACAAAAATTAGTAGGTCAAACTGTATATAAATCAACAGATTTGCAAACTAATGCTTCTGTATCTGAAGTTGAGATATTAACTAGAACTGGTGTTGGTACAGATGCTCCAAAAGTATACTATAAACTCTCACTATTCGTTGGATATAACGATAGAGATTTGATTGAGGGTACATTTACCATTCCAGGTAAAACAAAGGTGTTAGAACCCGTTTCAGCAGGGTCTTCTATCGTTTCTGTGGATTCTACCGTTGGATTTGCTCAGAATGGATATGTTTTATGTGGTATCAATTCAGTAACATATACTTCAAAATCAGTTAATCAATTTTTTGGATGTACTAATATAGTTGAACCTATTGGAATTGGTTCAGAAGTTAGAGCAAATGAGGTTATATTTGGGTATGAAGATGGTGATTTAGATAATAAAGTAGAATTAAGAATTACTGGAGTTCTATCTGAATTTAAAATAGTTTCTGATATTTCACTTGTAAGTGAAGGTGAACGAATATATGTTAAAAATGTTGGTGAATCTATAGCAAATCCATCAAATATTCAATCATATAAGGAAATATTTGCAAATTCATGGATTTATAATACTAGTTCTAGGTATCAAATAGATCAAATTAGTGGTTCTACCATTATGGTATCTGATGATATTGATAAGTCTAGTTTAAAAGTTGGTGATATAATTGAAATATTATTACGCAATTCAGAAAATGTTGTATCACCATTTGCTGAAGTTATTAATATTGACTTAACAAAGAATGAAATAATAGTTAATGGAATATCTGGATTTACTCCTGTTGTTGGATATTATTATGATTTAAGAAGAAAATTAAAGAAATCTTCTAGTAACGGCATAGAAATTTTAGAAGGTAATAATAATATCTTAGCAGATGTTTTAAATGTTTATGTTGATGATGATAAAGATGCATTTGTTGCTTCTAATTCACTTCCAAGTTATACGTTAAAATCGGATCTTAAAACAACTTTAGTTACTATATCAACAACATCTAATCAACTTGAAGGTTATAATAATATGACCGATGATTATGATGTAATTATTGCAGAAGGTGGGCAAGAAATTGAATTAATAACTGGGGATTCTGTAATTTATACTTCAGAAAACTCATTAACAACTTTAGTTTCTGGTGATTTGTATTATATTGAAGTTGTAAATATAAATCCTGGTAAAATTAGGTTATATAAATCAAGAGGTTTAATTGGAAATGCAACAAATTGTGTTAGATTTAATGCAAAGGGTGATGCAATAACATCTTCTCATACCTTTACTAAGTCATCAGAATATAATAAGAAGTTAAGTTCAAATAAGATATTAAGAAAATTCCCATTATCACAAAATTTATTTGTTTCTGGAAAGAATGAAACTCCAGTTAATAATATTGGTATGTTAATTGATGGTGTTGAAATAAGAACACCTATATCTGAAGATTATATTTACTATGGTCCTGTAGAATCTATAGATGTATATAATAGTGGAGATGGTTATGATGTTATAAATCCACCAAAAATATTGGTTGATGATAGTCTTGGTGGAGGAACAACTGCATTATTGGAACCAGTTATTGTTGGATCTGTTAAAGAAATATTTGTTGATCCACATGATTTTGATATTGATGATGTTAAAACTATTTCATTAACTGGTGGTAATGGATCAGGTTGTATCTTAGAACCAGTTATCGGGCAGAGATATAGAGAGTTAGAATTTGATAGTAGAGATATTTTCTTCTCTGGTGGATTATCTATTGATGATGAAACAATTACATTTAAGAAAGAGCATTATTTAAATGATGGTGAAGTTGTTTATTATAATAATAATGGAAACCCAAATATTGGTATTGGTGGTTATAAGGATGTCTCAAATGTTGCTACTGGAAGATTAGCAACAGGTACTCCATATAATGTTAGAGTAGTTAATTCAAAAACTATTCAGATATACAATACGTATGGGGATGCAAGAAGTGGTATTAATACTATTGGTATTTCAACTGCTACTAATGCTGCTGGTATTCATAAGTTTAGAACTGCATCTAAGAAAACCTTACAATCAGTTAAAATATTAAATTCTGGTTCTGGTTATACTCATAGAAAATTAAATGTTAAACCATCTAATGTTTCTACAAGTTATTCAAAGATAACTTTTAAAGGACATGGATTTGCAGATGGTGATTTAGTTGAATATAGTAATACAGGTAGTGGTAATTCAATTGGTGGATTAAATGTTACTGATTATTACATATTAAAAATTGATGATAATTCTTTTAGATTAGCAGATTCAAAAGTTACTTATGATAGAGGTGATTATGTTCAACTAACTTCTCAAGGAATAGGATTACAGACATTCAAATATCCAGATATTAAAGTAAATGCAGAAGTTTCTTTTGCTTCAACAGTTACAGGATCATTTAATTTCACTCCTGTTGTTACTGGTAAGATAGTTGATTCTTATCTTTATGAAAATGGAACTAAGTATGGATCTAAGATATTAAATCTACAAAAAAATCCTAAAGTAGATATTCAAAACGGAAAAGATGCTATAGTAAAAGGATCTATAGTTAATGGTAGAATTGTTGATGTACAGGTTTTAAATAAAGGAAAAGAATATTATTCTCTTCCAGAAATAAGTGTACAAGCAACTGGAATAACCACTACTAATGTAATTGGAAATGGTGCTATTCTTAAACCAGTTATTAGTGATGGTAAGTTAATTAAAGTAGATGTAATTAATACTGGTATAGGATATACTGATTCCAAATCAGTATTTACTGTTAAATCTAGAGGATCAAATGCATTATTTGAACCAAGAGTTAGAAAATTAACGATTGATAATAATAAGAGGCAAGGTACATATAATCTATCTGCAGATGGTGGTGATAATTTATATCTTAGTATTCATGGATATTCTTCAGACATTGCAAATTCATTCTCTGATAATGGAGGAAAACATTCTCCTATTATTGGATGGGCTTATGATGGAAATCCAATTTATGGTCCATATGGATATACTAAAGTAGATCAGTTAGGACCTTCTGTTGGTATTGTAACTTCTGGATATACTTTAGATGCATCTAAAGTAATAGATCGTCCAACTACAGCAGAATTTGAAGAAGGTTATTTTATTGAAGATTGGCAATATACAGGATCTACTACTCTTGATGAACATAATGGTAGATTTTGTAAAACTAATGAATTTCCTAATGGTGTCTATGCATATTTTGCAAGTGTACAGCAAAGTACACAAACTAATACCTTAGAACCAAGATTCCCTTATTTTGTTGGTAAAACTTACAAATCACCTTACATATCATCAAATACAACATTAACACAAGAATTTGATTTCAATAATTCCAATTTAGCAAGAAATACATTCCCATATAAAGTTGGTAATGCTCTAGCTGATAATGATTTTATTGTAGAATCAAATGAGTATTTGAGACAACTTACTAATGTTGAATCTGTAACTACTGGTGAAATTGATGACTTACAAGTTTTAGATGGTGGAACTGGATATAAAGTAGGTGATTATACAGATTTTGATGATATTGGAACTAATGGTACTGGTCTTCGTGGTCAAGTTAAATCTTTAGTTGGACTTGGAGTTTCAGAAATTACAACTGAATTAGATAGATACGAAAATGCATTGTTTACTTGGAAGAATGCTAATGAAGTTGTAGCAAAATATGAACCATTTATAGAATTAAAAGATCAAAATACTGTTTCTATTTCTGGTTTAAGTAGTTCAATAGTTCATCTTACAGATTCATTCTCTGTTGGCGTTAAAACTGATACTATTGGACTAGCAAAATCTATGACTGCAAATGTAGTTGTTACTGGTAGAGTTGATGATATCTATGTTAATGTAATTCCAAATACAGTTTCAATTGGATCAACTATAAAAATTAATGATGATGAGTTAGTTAGAGTTTTAAACATTTTTGATGTAGGATCTATATTAAGAGTAAAACGCTATGGTGTAGGTGCTGCTCATACTTATGGATCTAAACTTGATGTATTGAATCAAGAAATTACTATACCAGTTAAGACTGAGAAGTTTGATTCTACAGTTAATGATTTGGTATATTTCAATGCGAAACAATCAGTTGGACTTGGGACAACTGCAGGTGGTGGGATTGAAACATTAGCAAGAAATGGCGAAACATTATTAGAAGTTCCAATTCCAACAAGGGTAATATATCTTCCTAATCACCCATTTACAACAGGTCAAGAATTAACATTAAGAAAGAGAGGAACTGCTACTTCTTTAATTGTTGGTGATCAAAGTGTACCACTTAATCTTTTTAATATTCCTGATGTAACTACAGATACTTCAACTGTTTATGCTATAAACAAAGGTCAAAATTATGTTGGATTAGTAACTCAAAGAACATTAATAGGTAGTACAAGTGAAGGATTATTTTTCCACGGTAATGGATCTGATGATTATGAATATTCATTAGAATCTAATCATAATCAGGTTATTGGTGATATTGATCAAATAACCTCAACAGTAGTTACAAAAATAGCAATAGCAAATACTACAACTCATGGATTACGTAACAATGATGTAGTTAATTTGGATGTCACACCTAATACTATTGTAGGAATAGGTAGTACTTCTCCATTAAGTCTTTCATTTAATAATGAATTTCAGAAGTTATTAGTTAATAAAGTTGGATTTAATTCTACTGGTATTAATACTACAACTTCTTCTATTACAATAAATGATCACGGATATAAAACTGGAGATAAGGTTTTATATGAAAGCAGTGATCCTGCTGAAGGTTTAGATAATCCTTGTTATTATATCTACGAATTGAGTTCAAATGAATTTAGTTTGGGTGAAACTTTAAAAGATATACAGACTCAACCACCATTATTGGTTGGTATTACTTCAACTGGTGGACAAAATCATAGTTTTGGATTAGTTAATCCTCAAATTAAAGTTACTAAAAATTCTAAGTTATCATTCAATGTTTCTGATAGTTCTTTATTAGGTCATAATCTTAGATTCTTCTACGATAAAAACTTTAATAATGACTTCATTAGTGCTCAAGATACAAGCGTATTTAATATATCAGGATTTGGTACATCTGGAATAGGTACTCAGTCAACAGTAACTCTATCATTCTCAGAAACAGCTCCATCTCAATTGTATTATGCTATAGAGAAGGGTGGATATATTAGTACTGCAGATCCATTAGTTTCAAATTACTCAGAAATTAAATTTGTTGATAGTAAATATAGTGGAAATTATAGTATTTTTGGGATAACATCAGATACTTTTAAAGTTTCTCCAAGATCAATTCCTGAACTTTTATCTTATAAGGAAGATCAGTGCGAAAAACTTGAATATTCTACTGAATCTAAGCGTATTAGTGGATCAATTAAGGATGTAAAAGTGATTTCTAAAGGATTTAATTATAAGAGTATTCCTAAATTTAAATCTATAGTTAGTGCACAGGGTAAAAATGCAAATATCGTAGCACTTTCCACATCGATTGGTAGAATTAATGATGTAAGAATAGTTGATATTGGATATGAGTATCCATCAGATAAAACTTTAAGTCCAGAAGCATTTGTTTCTCCAGTTATTAGGATTGATAATGTAGATACTATTACTGATATTAATGTTATTGATGGTGGAAAGCAGTATTTGACTGCACCTGATGTTATTGTATATGATCCAGTTGATGATAAAGTTGTTGATGATACTTCTCTAACGGCAAACACACCATATCAATCAATTTCTGATATTAATATAATTGCACCAATTCAAGGATTAAATTCTGTAAATCATAAGATTCTTACCATAAACAATTCAAATGGTATAGGAATTAACTCTATGACTGGTGGTGGATCAGGAATAGTTACTTGTGTTTTAGAAACTCCTATTAATGGATTTGTAGATCCTCCATTTTCTGTTGGTGATGAGATATTTGTAGAAGGTGTTGAATTATTCGGTGAGGCAGGAATAGGAACACAAGGTAATACTAATTCTTCTGGTATTGCTACAGGTGGGGATGGATATAATTCCTCAAACCATCAATATAGATTCTTTAAAGTTGATGATTATATAAATTCAAATCCTGCAGTTATTAAGTATAGTTTAGTAGGATTAACGACAAATCCAGGTATTGCAAAAACATTCCAATCTGGATATGCAAATATTATAAACAAAGATAATTACCCAACTTTTGAAGTTATTCAAGAACGTGGTTCATTTAAACTTAATGAAGTACTTCATATTGAACAAAATGGAAAATTTATTGAAAAAGATTTAAAAATAGTAGAATCTAGAGAAGATTTTATTAAAGTTGATGGTATATATCAACTTAGTATTGGTGATAGAATAAAAGGAACTAATAGTAATGTTAGAGCAACAGTAACTGGTATTGTTGGAAATAAAGCAAAATTTAAGGTAGATTATTCTAGTCGTCAAGAATATGGATGGGTTGATAATACTGGAAAGTTAAATGAAGATTTCCAAGTTATTCCAAATAATGATTATTATCAAAATCTCTCATATTCTATTAAGAGTAATGTTACATGGGATAATCTAGTAAATCCTATTAATAGATTGGTTCATCCAGCAGGTCTTAAGAATTTTGCTGATGTTGGTATAACATCTTCTGTTAATGTTGGCATCGGAACTACTGTTCAAGTAACACCAGTTATTGTGGTTGATCTTTTAGGTGATAAGAGAGTTGATACGATTAACAATTTTGATTTTGGAAGAGATTATGATGCTAGACCAGAAGTAAATCCAACAAAATCGAAATTTGCTACTTTTGAAAATACAAAATTAACAGATTATACATTATGTAAATCAAATAGAGTTCTAATACACGATGATATAAGTGGTAAATTCTCTAGTAAAGGTTTTCAAGATGTATTCCGAGAAATTGAAGAAGTTGATGGTGCATTTACAAAATATCTTGTACAAGTAACTGATGCAGATACATTAGATCTTCAATTCTCTGAAATAATTGTATTATCTACAACTAATGATGCTATTTTAGTTCAAAAAACATCAGATTATACTAAACATAAATTAGGTGATTTTGAAGCAACTGCTGATCTTTTTGGAAGAAAAGCGTTAAATTTCTTACCAGTTGAGAAATATGATAGGGATCATGATATTAAAATTCTTAAAACAGAATTTATTACAAATGCAATTAAAACTGAAGCAACATCAATCGGGCAAATTGATATAACTGGAGCAAATATTAAAGTTGCAATTGCTAGTACCGATACAAATGATAATGTTATTGGATTTAACACAACAACTATTGCACAGTTTTCTGATACAGATTTCAATGGTTTCTTTGCTGATGTGCTTGTTCAAGATGATATTACAAAAGAAATTAATTATGGTGAAATTATAGTAGATTTTGATGGAACAAATATCTATTATGCAGAGAGTTATGTTGATACTTTAAATAAAACTTATAGTGCATCTAGGGTTGGTATATTAACTGCAAGGTATGATTCTGGAACAATCTACTTTGAATGTGAAAACCAAACTAAGAGATTAATTAATGTAAGTACAAATATTGTTGGATTGGGTGCTACTGAATCTGTTGGAGTTGGAACATACAGATTTGCAGTCCCTGGTCAACCTATTGGAGCTGAAAGAAGTGTTAGATTAGAATCAACATATGATAGTGGAACTTCAACACCAATATTAGTTACTAGAATTGATAATAGAATTGATAGTACATCCAAATCTCTTGTAAGAGTTTCTAGTGATTCTGAATCTGCAATACACCAAGTCGTTGCTCTTCAAGATGAGGGTGATGTAACTGTTATTCAATATCCATTTACTGGATCTTCTAATGTTGGACTTGGTACTTTTGGATCTGTTACAACAGGAAATATTACTGATATTAACTTCTATCCAGATGCATCACAAACAAATCTTATTGAACTTCAAGCATATAATGAAGTTTTCAATACTATAAACGATTTTGCTAATACTCCAGATCCTTTAGTGGTAGGACCAACAGAAAAACGTGTTCTTCTTTCTGCATATGACGGTGTAAATGGTTCAAGAGCGAATAAAATCAATTTTGAGTTAAAGCATGAGGATATCCCAATTTATAGTAAGATATTTAATCCTACTAATACAGAACAATTAGATAAAGTAACTGGTGAGTTTACTATACCAAATCATTTCTTTAATGATAATGAAGAATTACTTTATACACCTGGATCAACATTTGTTGGTATTGGATCTACTGCAGTTTCTATAGGATCTACTACAAACTATGCAGGTATTGTTACTGATATAATGCCATCTAAGGTATATGTTAAAGTTTTCAACGAAAATAAGTTTAATCTTTATAGTAGAAAAGAATATATTTCATCTGGTATTGCAATAACATTTACTGGGATTGGTGAAGGTAATGCTCATAAACTTGATATGACTAAGAAACTGTCTAAAACAGTTATTGGTTTAGATGGTATCGTTCAGCAACCAATTACATTTACTTCAATTGAACATACACTTGATGGTGCTATTGGTGCTGGAACATCACAATTTGTTCTTAGTGGAATTAGTTCTGTTCAACCAAGAGATGTTATAAAAATTGATGATGAATATATGAAGGTTGAGCAAGTAGGATTCTCTAGTCTTCCTGAAGGAATAATCAATGATTCTACTGATGTATCCCTCGGTATTTGTACTCTACCAGTTGTTAGAGTTAATAGAGGATCTTTGGGTGTAGCAGCAACTTCTCACACCGACACAACCGCTACTAGGGTTCATAGAGGATCATTCAACATTGTTGATAGTACTGTATGGTTCTTAGATCCACCTAAAGGTAATACTAGAGAAAGAAGAAATGATACTAATCTACCATATGTTAAAGCTGAATTCTGTGGCAGAACCTTCTTAAGAAGTAATTATGATACCAATATGGTATTTGATGATATTTCTGATGTATTTACAGGAATAGGTAAAACTTATACAATGACTGTGGGTGGTGCTAATACAGAAACTGGTGTTGCTATTGGAAATGGTGTTTTATTCATTAATGGCGTATTCCAAACTCCTCTTACTTTAAATAATGCTGGTAATAACTATGAATTTGATAGTGATTCAGTAGCAGGTATTACTAGTGTAGTGTTCACTGGAATTTCATCTGAAAACGGCACTCCAATGCAATCAGAGTATGATATTAACCAGAATCAACTACCAAGAGGTGGAATAATTGTTTCTATGGGATCAACTCCTGGTACTGGATACGCTCCTTTAGTTGGTGCTAAAGTTAAACCAGAGAAAAAAGATAATAGTAATTTATTTGCTGCATCTTCTATTACCAAAGTTATTGGAATTGGAACTTCTTCTAAGTATAAACTTGGTATTGAAACTGCTGCTTATGATAATACCACTGGAATAATTACAGTTACAACTAATACTGTTAATGGATATGCTTTAGGTTATCCAAATACAGTTAAGTTAAAGAATTTAGAATTTACATGTCCAACTAAGGATGTTGGTACTCCTGTTACTGGTGGTACAGTATATGATCCATCAACTGGAGAATTAACAATAAAAATTGCTAATCATGGACTTCAAAATGGTGACGCTATTAAATTTAAGGAAGAATCATTAGTATTCAGTTGTACTTATGGTAGTGGTGGCAATGGTTCTTATCCAAGAGCAACTGACCCTGCTTTTGATAAGTATCTCTACATTAATACAGTAACCCCAGATACTTTTAAGGTTAATGTTTTATTAGGAACAACTCCAACTAATACTGATCCTCATACATTTGTTTCTGCAACTACAAACGCTGTTCAGACTCTTAATTATGTTGGAGTTACAACTTCAATGTTTGCAGATCATGAAAGAGCATTACCAGTAGTTGGTATTATATCTGATAGAACATTTGAAGTTCAAGTAGGATTAACATCAATACCACACTTCTATAAAACTGGTGGTGATGTATATGAATTCTATAATGATTTAACATCTGGTTCTGGATATAGAGAACCTGTTGCAATTGGTGTTACTGATATTGAATATGTTCATACTTTTGTTTCTTCTGATACCAATTCAATTAACGCTACTAATCCTAATGGTACTCATACACCATCAACAGTAGATTATATTTCTTCCACTGGAGAATTAATATTAACTATTGGAAATAATCATGGATTGCAACAAGCATCAGAGAATGATATTAATAGTGCTGCATATGATCCAGCAACTGGTATATTAACTATTACTTCTGGAGTACTATCTAATGGTCACGGATTCTCTAATGGTGATCTTATTAAATTTAAGGATTATGCAATAACATTTACTTGTGCTATGGATGGTGGAACATCAAACCATGCATATCCAAGACCCTCTGATCCTGCAAGTGGAAAGTGGTTAGCAATATCAAACGTAACTCAATTTGCATTTGATGTAAATGTAGGATCATCACCTGGTGTTTCTTACTCCCCATCATATGCTAAGTATGATCCAGTAACAGGATTGATGGAGATTACTATTGGATCTCATACGTTAAGACCTGGAACTAATATTAAATTAGCTCAGGAATCTATTAAATTTACTTGTGATGTTGATAATAACCAATCAGCAAAGGGATATCCAAGAGCAACAGATCCTCTTTATGATGAACCAATTAAAATTCAAACTGCAACTGATACAACAATAACAATCCAAGTTCTTTCTGATATACCATCAACGAATACATCTAAACATACTTTCCATTCTGCTACTGCAGGTGCAGTAACAACTGGTGGAAATTATACTCATTCATATGGTTCTTCTTTGACTGGTTCATTATTGAGAGCATTAACTACAGTTCAACTTAATACCGAATCTCTTAAATTTACATGCTCTAGAGATGATCACGATAGTACTCATTCATATCCTCGTGCAACTGATCCTGCTGGTGGTGTAGCATTAGGAATAGATGGTGTAACAAACAATACTATTACAGTTAATGTTGGTACTGGTGGTGGAGGTGGAACTGGTGCAATAATTAGTGCTAAGGTTGCTTCCAATACTCATAAATTTGTAAGTGCAGTAGCAGGTGCAGCAAAAACTGGAGGAAACTATATTCATACGTTTGCTTCTGGTACAGAAAATAATAATTGCGTTTCTATTGATTCTTGGTCAGGATCTAAATTAACACCAACTGCAGCAACATATAATGCTCTTACAGGTAATATGGTTTTAACTGTTGGTGCTGGACATGGAATAACTGCTGGCAGTAATACTGTTGGAATTGCAACCAATTCTATAACATTTACTTGTGATAGAGATAATCATGCAACTGAACACACATATCCAAGATATACTGATCCTATTCATAATGATGCAAATGTAGCAGTTGCTGCAACAACTGATACCACATTTACTATTAATGTTGGAAAATCACCTATTACAACTCGCAATATTACTAATGCTGAATATGATCCAGCAGCAGGTGAATTTATTGTAACAAGTGCTGGACATGGGTTTGTAGGTTGCACAACAATTACACCAACAAATGCATCTTATGTTAAGAATACTGGCAATTTAACACTTACAAAGAATACTCATGGGTTTGCTGTTGGTGATAAGATATTAATTGAAGATAATAGTTTAGTATTTACTTGTACTAAGGATAATAATCAAACAGAGCATCCTTATCCAAGACCATCTGATTATGCAAGTGGAAGATGGGTTTCAATTTATAGTACTACTGTAAATACATTTAAAGTTAATGTAAATCCAAATCCATCTAAAGATCAATTTACACACTCATTTGTTCGTGCTGTAAATGGAGGAATTTATAAGTCAAATCAAACTGTTGGATTTGCTACTGATTCGATAGTGATGACTTGTGAACATGATCAGCATCAAACATTGCATAGTTATCCACGTATAACTGATCCTGCTCATAATATAGAATTACCAGTTGGTAAAGTAACTACAGATACATTTAGAGTTTTAGTAGGAAAATCACCTGCAGGTACTGGTGGTGCATTAGAATTTACTATTAATGATTATGGTGCAAGATATGTTAACCCAGAAATTTCAACACCAGAACCAATTTATGAAAATATGCCTGTTGTTGGTATTTCTAGGTTAGGTGTAGGAAAAACAGAAGATACTGGAAGTAATCTACTTTTAAATCTTAGGGTTGGTGCAGCAAGAACTTCTGTTGGAGTTGCTAGAAGTATGTTTGAGATTTCTAAATTTGATGTTGCTAGATCTGGACATTCATTTGCAGTTGGTGATAAGTTTAAACCAATAGGATTGGTAACTGACAAGAGATTGAGAAAACCATTACAGGAATTTGAACTTGAAGTTGTTACTACGTTTAATGATTACTTCTCTTCTTGGCAATTTGGTGAGTTAGACTTTATTGATGGTGTTTCTTCATTGCAAACTGGATTTAGAAAGAGATTCCCATTATTCCGTAATGGTCAATTATTAAGTTTTGAAGTTGATGAGAACTCATTATTGGGTGAAGAGATAGACTTAAATGCAGTTCTATTAATATTTGTTAATGGAGTTATGCAAACTCCTAATATTGCGTATCAGTTTGAAGGTGGTACAACATTCACGTTCACAGAAGCACCATCAATAGATGATAAAGTTGATATCTTCTTCTATAAAGGACAAGATGGTGTTGATGTTCAAATAGTTAATGTAAATGAAACCATTAAAATTGGTGATGATATTCGTATTCATAAGAATCCAGCATTTACAGACACTGCTGATCAAGAAAATGATAGAATTATTAAGGATATTCTTGGATCTGATCTTGTTGAAACAACATTGTATAGAGGTAGAGGTATTAATGAAAATACACCTAAACCAGTTGATTGGACTAAACAAAAAGAAGATAAGATTATTAAAGGTGAATTGATATCTAAAGCAAGAGAAGTTATTGAACCACAAATATACCCAACATCAAAGGTTATTGGAGATGTAACTACTGATTCTGGTACTAGTGTTACTGGTGGAATATTTGTTGATGATGCAGAATCATTCTTCTATGAAGATAATGTGAATCCTGCCTTGGATGTTAATGAAAGGTATAATGTTAATATTACTGCTGTTGATGCTTTATTAATGGGAGCAGAAGGTGGTGAGCAAGCAGAAATAACTGCAAATGTTACTTCTAGTGGTGACATTGGATCATTAACCATTGTTAATGGTGGTAGTGGTTATGTTGGATCTTCGATTAATATATTAATTGCTGCTCCAATTGGTGTTGGTATTGGAACAACTGTTAGGGATGAGTATGCTGTTGTTGGTGTATCAACTTTTGCAGAAGCAACTGGTACAATTACTAATGGTTCCATTACTTCTACTACAATAACAAATATAGGTTTAGGATATTCACAAGTAAATCCACCAAGAGTTATTGTAGAAAAACCTCAGTACAAAACTGAAAAAATGACTTCCTTTGATAATGTTGAAGGATATACTGGGATTATAACTGGAATTGCTGCAGTAGAAGGTTCTGGTGGAGCAGGAACTAAAGCACTTAAGTTCTTCTATACATCATTTAAATCTAATGCAAATAAATTACAAGTTGGATATCCAATTTTAATTAAAGATACTTCAATAGATTTGGGATCTGGAGTTACTTCAGTTGATGGTAATGATAATAGTATAGTTGCAATTGGATCAACTTTCTTGGATAATATCTATAAAGTACATTCAATGTCTCAACTTAGTGATTTTAGAGCAGAAATTACTTGTGATATTTTAAGTACGACTAATACTACTGGTGTTACATCAACAGGTTATTATGATGTTACTAATATTGGTTTAACCAAATCTCTAGGTAAGATAAGTTGGGGTAGAATATATAATGGGGAAAGATCAACTTCTCCAATTTCTATTGGGGTTACTGGTTTAACAGTTGATGCAGGATTATCAACTTTCCCAACAATTCAAAGAAAGTATTATAGTGGTTTGAACGCTGAGTTTGGACTAAGAAATACTGGTGCTATTAGAATCGTTACAGGACTATAAAATTATGTCTATAAATAAAGAAAAAAAGTTTAGTTTATAATCATGCCAGCAATTGTTACTGATCAGTTTAGAATTCTGAACGCAAATAATTTTGTAGAATCAGTAGAGTCTGATAAAAATTCATATTATGTCTTTATTGGATTGCCAAATCCAACAGGAACTCCTTCACCAAGTGTTCAAGTTGGTTATGGAAGGTCTGAAGGTTGGAATACAACGGGTAATACACCTAAACCTATAGATAGTTTTTCTGATATCGCTCATACTGGCGATACTATGATGTATGGTAAGAGAATTGCATCTGCCAATATAAGAAGAATTATTAGAAGGATAGATTGGACTGCTGGTAATAGATATGAAATGTATCGGGATGATTATTCAACGAAATCTGATAAGCAAAGTCCAATTAATGATTCTAGTAGATTATATGGTGCAAATTACTATGTAATGAACTCAGAATTCAAAGTATATCTTTGTATTTCAAATGGTTCAACTGGTGTTAATCTAAAAGGTAATATTTCTCAAGATGAACCAACATTCACAGATTTAGAACCATCAAGAGCTGGTAATAGTGGAGATGGTTATGTTTGGAAATATTTGTACACTGTTTCACCTGCAGATATTCTGAAATTTGATTCGACAGAATATATTACTGTTCCTAATAATTGGACAGAAAGTACAGATGCTCAAATTAAAGCTATAAGAGAAAATGGTGATTCTACTATAAACAATAACCAAATTAAGCATGTATATATTGAAAATGGTGGTGGAAAGTATGCAGAAGGATTGGGGCAAGAGGTTGATATATTAGGAGATGGCACTGGAGGAAAAGCTAGAGTTGATGTTGTAAATAAAGTTATTACTAATGTTACTGTTAGTTCTGGTGGACAAGGATATAGTTATGGATTAGTTGATTTGGGTGCATTACAAGATTCTGCACATCCTTCAAATCAAAGAGCAAACCTTATTCCTGTTATTCCACCATCTTTAGGTCATGGTTATGATCTTTATAAGGAATTGGGAACTGATAGAGTTTTAATTTATGCTAGATTTGATGACTCTACAAAAGATTTTCCTTCTGATACAAAATTTGCACAAGTTGGAATAGTTAAAAATCCAACTCAAGTTGGAACATCTATTACATATACTGACCCAACTTTTTCATCTTTAAATGCATTTATTTTCGATACTGTTTCTGGAGATAAACCAATAGTTGGTGAGAGAATAACTCAAATATTAACATCAGGTAGAATTGCTCAAGGTTATGTTGCATCTTATGATGAAGATACAAAGGTTATGAAATATTTTAGAGATCGTTCTTTAAATTATTCTACTAATAATGATCATACTGATTATACTGGTATCTCAACTACTGGTGCAATTTATTCCTTTGAAGCATCATCAAATGCAATAAAAGGTGATAGTTCTAGTTTCTCCGCAAGTATTAATACTGCTTTTAGTGGAATAACAACTAACCCGACTGGAACTAAGTTAATTGATCTCGGAACTACGTTCTCAAATGGGTTATCCAATAATGAGATAAATAAAGGATCGGGGGAAATTATTTACTTAGATAATAGACCTTTAATTGCTCGAAATGAGCGACAAAAAGAAGACGTTAAAATCATCCTGGAATTCTAAAGAAAATGCCACAGAAGACCAACTTAAATATAAGCCCTTATTACGATGATTTTGATAAGGCAGATAATTTTTATAAAGTACTGTTCAAACCTGGATATCCAGTTCAAGCTAGGGAATTAACTAGTCTTCAATCGATATTACAGAATCAAATAGAATCGTTTGGAAGTCATATTTTTAAAGAAGGATCTATGGTTATTCCTGGGGGAATTACCTATGATAGTACATATTTTGCAGTAAAAGTAAACCCAGATCATCTAGGGATTGATGTTACTGTATATCTTGATGCTTTAATTAATAATAATAATGGTAAAGGAACTAGAATTAAAGGACAAAATTCTCAAATAGTAGGAACTATTAAGAATTATATTTTACCACCAAATGAAGGTGTTGATGATATTACAATTTTTGTTAAGTATTTGGAATCAGGAACTAGTTCAGAAAGTTCTGCATTTCCTAATGAGGAAATTTTAATTCTTGAAGAAAATATTACTTATGGCAATACTGCACTAAATTCTGGAGAAACAGTATTAACAGTAATGTCTGAGGATGCTACTGCTACTGGATCTGCATTTGGTGTTGATACTGGTGTTTATTTTATAAGAGGTACTTTTGTAGATGTAAGTAAGTCTATTATAGTATTAGAACCATATTCTAATAAACCATCTTATAGAGTAGGATTTGAAATATCTGAAACTGTAATTAATGCAAATGATGATCCTAGCTTAAATGATAACGCAAAAGGATTTACTAATTTTGCTGCACCAGGTGCTGATAGATTTCAAATAACTGTTAAATTAGCAAAAAAAGCACTTTTAGATTATGAAGATACTAACTTCGTAGAATTAATGCGGGTTAAGAATGGTGAAATTAAAAAGTTACAGGCAGAATCTGTATATTCACATATAGAAAAATGGATTGCTGGTAGAACATATGATGAATCTGGTAACTATGCAATACAACCATTCAGAGTTAATCTTCAAAATTCTTTAAATAATGAGATTAATTCCAACGGTTTATTTGTTGATGGGCAAAAAACTGATGATGGTGCTGATCCATCTGACGATTTAATGTGCGTTAAATTATCTTCAGGAAGAGCATATGTTAGAGGATTTGATATTGATGTTTATAATAAAGTTATAGATGTAGAAAAACCAAGAGATACTAAAACCATTAAATCCGCATCTGTTCCCTTTAGAATGGGTAGTGTATTAAAGGTAAATAATACCGAAGGTACTCCTTGGGTTAATGTTGGGGGAAATACTGCTAATATTGTTGGTCTTTATAATCGTAGAAAGGGAACTGGTAATGTTGATCCATCAACTGCAGGTCCAACTGGTAGTTCAGCTCTAAAGATTGGTGAAGCTCGTGTTTATTCTTTTAGTGTAACTGATGCATCATATAGTGGAGATTCAACAGAATGGGATCTTCATTTATACGATGTTCAAACATATACATTATTGCAAGTTTCTAATCCTGGAACAATTGCAACTACAATTCCACTTTCTAGTCGTGTTAGGGGACTTAGTAGTGGTGCAATAGGATATGTTGCAAATCATACAGGAAATCCTAATGAAATTAATTTATCACAAACAACTGGATCTTTTGTTCAAGGTGAGCGTTTAATTGTTAATGAGAAAACAGTTGAATCAAATTTCTCTGTAATAAAGGTTCTTACATATACTGTTGATGATATTAAATCTGTTTATCAAGATGCAAATACATTAAATTCTTCTTTGGTAAGTAAATTTAGTGCTGATGCAGTTTTATATGATAAAGTATTACCTAATTTCTCTGCTTTTGATACATTAACAGTTACTGGTGCTTCTAATGGAAATAGTGCATCTGCAACTTCACCCAATAGAAGATTTATTGGAAAAGTAGGTATTAAAACTGATTCTATAGTTGGATATGGAACAGATGTAGGAGATAAAACTTATAATAGAATTGTTTCTATATCTTCAGATGGTGAAACATTATCATTATCGCCAGTCGAAACTATATCTGGTGTTAATAATGGTAGAATATGTGCAGGTGTCACTACATCTAATATATTCAGAGTTAAGTATCCTAAAATTATTAATTACAATAATTCTGGATTATATACTAGACTTCCAAAGAAAAATGTTTCTGCTGTTGATCTTTCAAATTCAAACCTTACCATTAGTCGTCAAGTAACTGGAAAAACAGTATCTAATAATACGTTATCATTTAGCACTTCTGAAGCACTTGATGTTTCTTCTGGAATTACTAGTGCTTTCTTTGAACCATTTGATTCTGAAAAGTATTCCATTCATTACACTAATGGAACTACTGAAACACTAACTTCAGATCAAGTATCAATCACTAATAATGGTAATGATATACAATTTAGTGGTTTATCTGCAAATATTGCTTGTACTGTAAACGTAACTCTAAAAAAAGTAGGTTTAATAAGTAGATCCAAAGATTATTCTAGAAGTGTTCAATTTGAAGTAACAAAAACTGTAGGTGTATCTACCAATAGTGGTATGAGTGATAGTAAATATTATGGGTTGAGAGTTGAAGATAATGAAATATCATTAAATGTTCCTGATGTAGTAAAGATTCATGCAATATATGAATCAAAGGATAATAATAAAGCTTCTTTAGATAAATTAACATTTGTTTCTGGTCTTGCATTAGATACTAATACTATTGTTGGTGAAAAAATAGTAGGTAAAGATAGTAGAGCAATAGGGCAGATTGTTAATAGAGTATCTGCAACAGAGATTGAATTTGTATATCTCAATGATAATATTTTTACTAAGGGAGAAACTGTTAATTTTAAAGAATCTAATATTGAGACGAATTTACAAGGTATAACAAATGGTAACTACGTTGATAGAACATCTAATTATACTTTAGATAAAGGTCACAGAAAGCAATATGCAGATTATTCTAGAATTGTTAGAAGGAAAACTTCTGCAATACCTGCAAATAGATTATTAATTATTTTTGATAAGTATCAAACTCAAGATGTTGCTAGTGGTGATCTTTTTACTGCAAATTCTTACACTAAAGATAGATATACTCACGATGTTCCTTCTATATCAAATGATAGAGGAACTGATATACTTGATTTTAGACCAAGAGTTAATACATTTGATCCTTCTTCAAATAAATCACCATTTGATTTTGCTGCTAGATCTTTTGAATCAACAACCAAGTATGTTGTTGCACCAAATGAGAGTTCTATTCTTGGATATACTTATTATCTACCAAGGATTGATAAGTTAGTTATTAATAAATTTGAAGAAGTAAAATTAATTAAGGGTGTTTCTGCAGATAAACCTGCACCTCCTACAGAAATTGGACCTTCTATGGAAGTTGCAGAAATAACATTACCTCCATATTTGTATGATCCTATAACTGGACCAAAAATAAAGTTATACGATAATAGAAGATTTACCATGAGAGATATTGGTAAACTTGAAAAGAGAATTGATAATCTTGAGATTATGACTTCTCTTAGTGCTTTAGAATTAGATACTAAATCAATACAAGTTACTGATGCTGATGGGTTAAATCGATTCAAAACTGGATTTGTAGTAAATGATTTCAAAGATAGAGGATTTGTAGATTATAGAAATGGATCAATATGTGATATTGATGTTGTTAATAAAGAATTGATTAGTGCAGTTGATTTCTGGTCATTGAAGGCAGATTTAGCATTTGATCCCTCAATTGATGAAAATATAGCAGATAGAACTGCAAATCTTAAATTACTTGATGATAATTGCCAAAAAACTGGTGATTTAATTACATTAAAATATACTGAAGTTGCTAGTGAACTTAAAAACCTTCAAGCAACTCAAGTTGAAAATATTAACCCATTTAATGTTATTGTTTTTGCTGGTAGTGTTCAGTTAGATCCACCATCAGATAATTGGGTTAGAACAATTTATATTGAGGATAATAGAACAGAATCTACTGGTAATACATGGGCAGAACAGCAAAATCTTGTTAGTGATAATACTACAGTTGATACTGATGTAGATGTAACTGTTACTGAAGTAGGTGCTAATCAACAAATATTTGATGGCAATCATATTGACACTACAACTACTACAACTACTACCACAACAAATACAAAAGAATTTAGTTTTACAAATACTCTAACAGGTAATAACCAAGAATTTGATTATGTTGAGAGTGTTAAGGTTAGTGGAACTGCAGATCCATTTATGCGTTCTAGAAACGTTGCATATAATGCAAATGGATTAAAACCACTCACTAAACATTATAGTTATTTGGATAGTGGAATACCTGATATTTTCCCTAAAGTTACTGAAATTGATATGGTTTCTGGTACATTTTCATTATATGAAACTGCTACCGTTATTATGAACGGAAGAGAAATTGCTAAGGTAAGAGTACAAGCACCAAATCATAAGTATGGTGATGGAAGTGTAATTGCAGTTCCTATGGGAAATGTAGTTTCTACTGTAGGAACTCCTTCAGATGCAAGTGTTGGGGGTTTATTACCACTTGAGAATGAAATTGTTAATGATGCTCTTGGATTAACTACATCAGAATATGTACCAGCACAAAATGTTGAACCATATACTGTAGATATTTTTGATAGAAGTAGACCTGCTCCATCCAGTACATATTCATCAACTTCAAAATTATTTAATATTGATGTTAATGCATTAGCTAATGATGAAAGATTTTATGGATATATTAGACGAGGTGCAACAATTGTTGGAGATTCTAGTGGTGCAACTGCAACTGTAACAAATGCAAATATCTATTCAGATAATTGGGGTGATATTTTAGGTGCTTTCTTCTTTAGAGAAGCGAATCAATCACCACAACCTTCAGTTCTATTCAGAACAGGGACAAAGGCATTTAAGGTAACTGCAGCACCTGTAGGTACAGTTACCCTACCAGGAAGCACTGCATTAGCAAGTGATGCTACTGCTACGTATCATGCAACAGGAACAATTATAACTCAGGATACTAAAACTGTTGGTGTAAGAAATCCATCTAAACCACCTCAAAAACCAAATGAGACAACAGTTCAGGTTAATGTAAATGTAGATTCAGATACTGATCGAGTAGAAGCACCATATAGAGATCCTTTAGCACAATCCTTTAGGGTTGATGAAACTGGTATGTTCTTAACATCGGTTGATGTTTATTTTGCAAGCAAAGATTCAAATGCTAAAGTATTTGTTGAAATTAGAGATGTTGAATTAGGAACACCAACCAATTTCCTTGTTCAAGATTATGCACAAGTTGCATTAAATCCAAATGATATTCAAACATCAACAGATGCTTCTATAGCAACTAATATTAGATTCCCATCACCAGTTTATCTAGAAGCAGGTAAAGAATATGCTCTTGTATTCTTATCTCCTTCATCTGATCTATATGAGATGTGGGTTTCTACAATGGGTCAAAAAACTGTTAGAACACAGAATTTACCTGATGTTGAAAGTGTTGTACACACTAAGCAATATATTGGTGGTAGTTTATTTAAATCTCAAAACGGAACTATTTGGACACCAAGTCAATATCAAGATTTAACATTCCAACTTTATAAAGCATCATTTGTAACTTCTGGTACTGTAACATTCTATAATAGTCCAGTTGATGCTGGTAATTTAAATACACAAACATTGGTAGATAATCCAATTAAAACTTTACCTAGAAAATTAAAAGTTAATGTTAATAGTCTCCTTAAATCTGAAGCTCCTGTTGGTAGAAAAATAAGTACTGGAGATCCTGCAGATTTGGAAGATGGTAGTATTACTGGTGTAGTAGAGAGAATTGCTGCTCCCATTGACACTTCTATACAACCTGAATTAGTTTCTTCTGGTTCTGGATACTTGTTTACTAACCAATCTTCAGACGCTGATCCTGTTGCCAACACTATACCTATTAAATCATTAACTAGTGATGGTTCTGGTGCAACTGCTTCTATTACTATTGATGGTACTACTGGAGCAGTTAAATTGATTGAGAATGTAACTGCTGGTAGTAGATATAGTGTAGGTGATGTTGTTACTATTGATAATAGTAACGCTTTGGTTTCAAGAGGTGCTGGTGCTAAATTTGCAATTAAAGAAATTAACACTACATTAGATACAATATACTTAACCGATGTTCAAGGTGAAGTATTTAAATCTGGTGCTACTATTATTCATTATGGTGCACTTAACGATACTAGAACTACTACAACAGGACCAGCAACTATAAATGGCGATTCTGAAGTTGCTAGTGATTTAAATGCTGGTAATGTTATAGAAGTTTTACAATACAATCATGGACATCATGGTGCTAATAATCTTGTTAGATTAAAAGGAATAGAACCAGACAGTTTAGCAACACAAACAACAGGTGAATTAAAGATTGATGATACACTTGTATCAGTTGCAAGTACTTCATCATTTGCTAATTTTGCTGGAATTTCAACTAATTTTGGTGAAGCTCTAATTGGTAATGAGATTGTTTCTTATATTGTTGGTGTAGGGCAACTTACTATTGATGGTAGAGGATTAGAAAATAGTCCATCATCTAATCATAGTGAAGGATCAACTATTCAACCATATCAAATAAATGGATTCCCATTAGTTGGTATCAATAGTACAATAAATGTTCCATCAAATACAACTCTTAGAAATGCATCAAACATTGATAACTATTATCTAGAAATTGATAGAGGATCTGGTCCAAGATCAACTAATGTTGCAGATAATAAGACTTTATTATGCTTTACTAGTGAAAAGGCAGTTGGTGGTAAGAATGTTGGTATTTCTCAAAATCATCAATTTAGTACACTATCTGCACAAATTAATACTATCACACCAGGTAAAGGAACTCGTATTGCTACTTCAGTGAGAACTGTTAGTGGAACAAGTTCTGGTGGAAATGAAGTATCATTTATTGATCAGGGATTTGAACCAACTATATTAAATGAAACTACTTTCTTCCCAACACCTAGATTAGTTGCTTCTAAAGATAATGAAGCACAAAGATTGGCAACTTTACCTAAGAATAAATCATTAGCATTAAAGGTTGATTTTGAATCAACTGATAGAAATTTATCACCTGTTTTGGATTCTAAATATGCAACATTTATATTAGGTAGAAATAAAATTAATAATCCAGTTAGTGATTATATTACAGATACTAGAACTAATTCTATATCTGATGATCCACACGGTTCTGTATTTGTAGCTAAAAAGATTACTTTAAAGCAACCAGCAACTTCATTAAAGGTTTTTGTTGCTGCTAATGTTCAACCAGAAGCAGATTTTAGAGTTTTCTATAAATTATTTACATCAGATTCCAGTGAAGTATCTCAAACATATAGAGCATTTCCTGGATATAAAAATCTAATAGACACAGATGGTGATGGTTTTGGTGATGATATTATTGATCTTGGTTTAAATGATGGTAGAGCAGATGCTCAAGTGAAGAAGAATGGGCAGAATGATTTCTCAGAATACCAATTCTCAATAAATGATTTAGAACAATTTGATGGATTTATCATTAAAATTGTAATGTCATCTACAAACGAATGTGTTCCAGTTAGATTAAAAGACTTTAGAGCAATTGCATTAGCGTAATGAAAACTTTCCAAGAATTCCAACAACTATGTGAAGGTGGTCTAGCAAGACAATTAAGTAATGCTAGAACTAAAGATACTGGTCACATCTCTGCAGATCGTGGATCTGATGAAGGTGGGAACCGTAAGAAGAGAAAAGGTCTTGAAAAGGATTTAAAGAAAAA